TACACAACGACCACAGGCAGCAACAATATAATTTTGGGAAATGCTGCGACAGCTAGTTCTGCCACAGTATCTAACGAAATTACATTAGGTAATACATCTACTACTAAATTTAGAGTACCGGGTCTTAACTTTATTATTAAGGACAGCACTGCCACAGACAATTACGTTCTGACAGTAGATGCTAATGGTGAGGCCGGATGGGAAGCTGCTGGTGGCGGAGGTGCTACGGACATCAATGGTCTGTCTGATGGGTATTCAAACAAAAGATCGATTGGTTTAGGCGCTAACGCCCTTGAAAATTTAGATGACTCTTACAAAGACAACATAGCAATCGGGGAAAATGCTCTAAATTTAATGACCAGTGGCACAAATTCAGTTGCCATTGGCCCGAATGCAGGAAGCAAACAATACGGCACTCTCCATCGTGCTATTATGATTGGCAAGAATGCTGGTGCCTCGGTTAACATAAACACCGGCTCGAGCGATTGCGTTCTTGTTGGGACGGAGGTTGGACAATACGGAGACTGCGATAAATCAATTATCCTCGGTCATAATTTGTGCAACCAAAGCGGGTCGGGTTCGTCAGAAGCTGTTATTATTAGTGGGAATAATGGTGGGGGCAACCACACTGAAGGTACGGCTGCGACTCATCTCGGTTACAACGCGGGCGGGTCAGTAACGACAGGAACTTATAATACATTTCTCGGCCATCAGGCTGGCAGCACAACGACGACAGCATCTAACGTAACGTGCTTGGGCAGAGGAGCGACAGCTAGTTCTGCAACAGTTTCTAACGAAATTACTTTAGGCAATTCATCTATTACCTCACTGCGGTGCCAAGTTACCAGCATATCTTCTCTGTCAGATCGCAGAGACAAAAAAGACATCAAAGAACTGCCAATTGGACTTGACTTTATTAACGCACTGAACCCTGTCGAGTTTACTTGGGACATGCGTGATGGTGCAAAGGTAGGTCAAAAAGAGGCTGGATTTATTGCACAGGAACTAGACGAAGCACAACAAGATGCTGGCGTTGAAGACTTAATGAATCTAGTTCTAAAAACTAACCCTGACAAACTTGAGGCGACCCCAGGAAAACTAATCCCTGTGTTGGTCAAAGCAATTCAAGAACTATCCTCCGAAATCCAAACTCTAAAAGGTAACTGCAAATGTCAGACGAACTAACATCTGAGCAAATTGCTCAACACTACTCTGCAGCAATGGACTCAGTAAACTTAATTAACGCTGTTGTAGCCTCACCGGATGATTACGCAGACGACGAAACAATCTTAGAAAGAAACGTAGGACACCTTAAGATCGTAGTTACTTGGGACTTTTGGACTACTGAAGATATGACGCCGATTACTGATGCTATCACAGCAGGAGGCGGCTAACCTCAATACAAAGGATGTTTATCTATGGAAGGTGCGATTGATGTACGGCTAATTGTAACCTTGGGCGGCATACTCTTTAGTGTAGCGGGTGCAGCAGCCGTAGGTAAGATGCAAATTAAAGCTATCCTAGAAACACTAACTGACTTAGAGAAACGACTCAGAAACCTAGACAAACGACTAGACACTATGGAGACTAGGGTAGAAACCCAGTATCAAAGACTTTCTATTCTTTCAAGTATGATGGACCCTAATACAATGGAACGTCGTCACAGAGAAACAGCTACAATACAAGCTGACATAGCTAGTCTTAAGTCTCATGTGGACAAATTATCGCACATGCATAATGGCAGACACCCTAGTGTTAGTAGTTAAAGGAATACAGTTATGGACTTAATGGCACTAAGTAAACTCTTGTTTGTTATAATCGTCACTCTACCTGATGGTTCTTATGACACAAACGCAACAGAAGTTACTGAGTGTCCTCCATATGAAATAGTACACCAGATAAAGAACTACAAACATGAAACAAAAGAAATAACCTCCTGGTACGCTGACTGCAATGAGTATCCTTTCTTTGAAACTAAGAAACAACAAATTTAAAGAGTACTATGCAAACTAAAAAACCATCTTTAGACGACGTAAGATTAGCTGCTGAGGCTGACCTTTCTGTGTTTATCAAGTTGGTTGCACCTGAGCAGATGCTAGGTATTTGCCATGAAGATGTAATTAACTGGTGGACTAGACAAGACAGTAAGTCACATCAGCTTCTACTCTTTCCTCGTGACCACGGTAAGTCTAGGTTGGTTGCATTCAGGGCAGCATGGGAACTAACTAAAGACCCAACACTTAGGATTCTATACATTTCAGCTACAGCAAACTTAGCTGAGAAACAGTTGTCGTTCATCAAAGGTATCCTTACATCTGATACATATCAGAGATACTGGCCTGAACACGTCCACAAAGAAGAAGGTAAGCGCACCCGTTGGACGACATCTGAGATTTGCTTAGACCACCCACTAAGAAAAGAAGAGAACATCCGTGATCCTTCCGTCTTTACAGGTGGCCTAACTACTAGCTTAACAGGTCTGCATTGTGACATAGCAGTGCTTGACGATACAGTAGTCTACGAGAATGCCTACACAAACGAAGGTCGAGACAGAGTTAAAAGTCAATACTCTTTGTTGTCATCCATCGAAGGAGCTAACTCAAAGGAGTGGGTAGTAGGTACTAGGTATCACCCAAAGGATTTGTATAACGACTTAATGCAAATGCAAGAGGATACTTACGACGACAACGGAGACTTAGACGGTTCTATACCAATCTATGAAGTCTACGAGAAAGCAGTCGAAGATAGTGGCGAAGGTAATGGTGAGTTTCTTTGGCCTAAACAAAAACGTAAAGATGGAAAGTGGTTTGGTTTTGATCGTCAGGTCTTAGCTAAGAAAAGAGGCCAGTACCTAGACAAGAGCCAATTCAAAGCTCAGTACTACAATGACCCAACTGACCCTGACAACGTACCAGTCAGAAGAGAAAAATTTCAGTACTTTGAAAGAAAGTTCTTGACAAGAGATAACGGTTACTGGTACTATAGGGATCGTAGAATAAATGTATTTGCAGCAGTTGACTTTGCATTTAGTTTAAATCGTAAGGCTGACTACACAGCTATTGTAGTTGTAGGTGTAGACGGAGAAAATAACTGCTACGTTATTGACATAGACAGATTCAGAACCGAAAGAATTTCAGACTACTTCGAACACATACTTAACCTACATGCTAAGTGGTCCTTCCGTAAGATCAGGGCTGAAGTCACAGTAGCTCAGTCAGCTATTGTTAAACAACTAAAAGACATGATTAAAGACCACGGCCTGTCTCTCAGCATTGATGAGTTTAGACCTAGTAAGTCTCATGGCAGTAAGCAAGAGCGTATCTCATCTACTCTTGAACCTAGATACGACAACTTACAAATTTGGCATTACAAAGGTGGCAACATTCAAATACTAGAAGAAGAGTTATCTAGTAGGAACCCACCACACGATGACGTAATCGACGCATTAGCTTCATGTATTGATATGGCTATTAAACCATCGACTAGCCTAAACAGAAAAAGTAGAAGCAACATTGTTTGGGCTAATAACAGATTCAGAGGTGCTGCCTAATGGCTGGTGAAACTATTGACATTGAGAACATTGTTGAACCTGAGGTTTTAGCTGTTGAGATTGCTAACAGGTGGCGTGAGTGGGATACCCTTCGTAATACAAAAATCGAAGAGTGGAAAGAACTGCGTAACTACCTATACGCAACTGACACTAAGACCACAGGCAACGCCATGCTTCCTTGGTCTAACACTACTACAACTCCTAAGCTAACACAGCTTATGGACAACCTTCATGCTAACTACTTTGCTTCTTTATTTCCTCAGCAGAAGTGGATGAGGTTTGAGGCTTCGTCTATTGATTCGAATATAAAAGCTAAAAGAGATACCATTCAAGCGTACATGGAAAACAAAGTTAGACAATCTGATTTTGTTAACACAGCTTCTGATCTAATCTACGACTACATTCAATACGGTAATTGCTTTGCTACAGTACAGTGGGAAGACAGATACAAGATTAAAGAAGACGGAGATTACATTTCTCAGTACGTTGGTCCTAAGGTAGTTCGTATTTCACCCTACGACATTTGCTTTAATCCGTCTGCATCAGATTTCCTTAAAGCACCTAAGATTATTAAGTCAATTAAAACCTTAGGTGAAATCAAAAGAATGATTAAGGATGACCCATCTAAAGGAAGTATGCAGGCTATCCTAGATAAAATGCTTTACGCTAGAGCCGCAGTAAGAGGTTCAGATGCTACCTTCAACAAATCAGAAGGCTACGTTGCTGACGGTTTCTCATCTATCCAGCACTACTACGAATCTGACTACGTAGAAATCCTAACTTTCTATGGCGATATCTTTGATTATCAAAACGATGAACTCCAAGTAGACCGTATCATTACAGTAGTCGATAGAGCCTACATTCTGACTAACGAAGAAAACTCATCTTGGCTTGGACATGCTCCTATCTTCCACGCAGGATGGCGACCTAGACCTGACAACCTATACGCTATGGGACCACTAGATAACCTAGTTGGTATGCAGTATAGGATTGACCACCTAGAGAACCTTAAGGCTGACGTATTCGATCAGATTGCCTACCCAGTTATGAAGATCAGAGGTGACGTAGAAGACTTCGACTTTGAACCTGGGACTAGAATTTATCTAGGTGAAGAAGGTGATGTAGGCTACCTAGTACCTGATGCTACAGCACTTAACGCTGACCTCCAGATTCAAACCTTAGAGAACAAGATGGAGGAAATGGCTGGCGCACCTAGGCAAGCTATGGGTATCAGAACCCCAGGTGAAAAGACAGCCTTCGAAGTCCAATCCCTACAGAATGCTGCGTCTCGTATCTTCGAACACAAGACAGCACACTTCGAAAGAGTATTCCTAGAACCGATTCTAAACTCCATGCTTGAGACAGCACGACGGTACATGAACTTCAGTGACACTATTAGAGTTATAGATGATGCCACAGGTGTAGCTTTCTTTAGGGACATTACAAAGGATGACATTATTGCCTCCGGTAAAATCGTACCTGTTGGCGCTAGACACTTTGCTGAAAGGGCTAGACGTGTTCAAAACCTCACTCAACTATATCAAATCAAAGCTGCTGACCCCACTGTTGCTGCTCACCTCTCAGGTAAGGAGTTCGCTAAGATCATCTCTGAAGAGCTTGGTGAGTCGTCTCTATTCGGTGAGAACATCTCTGTCTCTGAGCAACTTGAGACTCAAACCCAGATGCAGAATGCTGAGGCGGTTAATCAAGAGAACCTAATGACACAAGAAGAGATGGGTATTTAATGAAACAAGTTTGGTTCAGAGGAACTAAATCTGAGGACAAAGAGAAGAGAAAGCACGAAGTTCTTAATTATAGAAACGCATTCGATTCTTTAACTGAAATTCTTAACACTCACTACAAAAAGAAAGAGGGTGTTAGGGACTACGGAGCACCTAATTGGGAGTTTCGTCAAATCGCCGTCAACGAGTACAACCGAGTGCTTGAAGATATTCTTGAACTAATTGATTTAAACAAAAAGGATTAACAATGTCCGTTTTTGATACTGACTCCGATCAAACCACAGACGGTAGTCAGAACACAGAGTCAGCTTTTCAAACTGAAACCCAACCACAGGATTCATTTTTAGGCAAACTCGTAGAGACTAAGGGAGAGCAATGGAGTGACCCTGAGGTACTAGCTAAAGGAAAACTAGAAGCTGATACCTACATTAGCAATCTTGAGTCCCAACTTAAGGAACTCAAAGAAGACCTAGGTAAACAGGATTATGCCAAGTCATTGCTTGAACAACTTCAGAATAGGGCTACGGATACCACTAACGTAAACACTGAAGTACAGTCCAACAACAATAATACTAGTGGCACTGAAGCAGGCGATACCACGCCAGACCTAAGTGAGAGTACACTTAAAAGCCTTGTTGAGCAGACGCTAACAGAACGTGAAAGACAGAGTACAGCTAAACAAAACATTGATTCTGTCAACCAGCAACTAGAACAAATGTATGGGACTGAGGCCAAAGTTGAAATTGAGAAGAAGGCAGAGGCATTGGGTATGTCGGTAAGTCGTCTTCAAGATATTGCAACTGAGTCTCCTACAGCTTTCTTCACGCTAATCGGTGAGCAACGTAGGGATACCCAACCTATGATTACCGGCACGATCAGAACTGAAGGCGTCAACATGCAGTCCAACAATCAGGAAAGAAACTGGGACTACTACCAGAACCTGAGACGGACTAACAAAAACCTGTACTACAGTCCTAAGGTTCAACAAAGTCTACTAGAGGATAGAAAACGACTAGGGAACCGCTTTGGACTTTAGTATGTCCTTTGTAAAAAACAAGACAAACTAGGAGAAATATCATGGCAATGACCACTGGTAATACTGATCTCCTTACTCGCGGCGAAGTATGGTCTGGCGAGCTTAAGGAGATTCTAAGAGACGAGATGATGGCACAAAGGTATGTGCGTATGCTTGAGGGCTTCCCTGATGGTGATACGTTCTACATTCCCTCCATCGGACAGGCTCAGGTTGACGACTATTCGGAAGATACAGAAGTTGCGTATCGTCCGCTTGACACAGGACAGTTCACGTTCTCCGTGGACAAGTACCTGTCGTCTGCTACGTACATTACGAAGAAAGCTGAACAGGACGCATTCTACAGTCAACAGCTTATCTCTAGTTTTGTTCCTGAGCAGGAAAGAGCTATCATGGCTCACTTCGAAACGACAACTCTTGCTGCTGCTGACGCAGGTGTTTCAGCCAACAGTAACGAAGCAATCGACGGTGTAGAGCATCGTTGGGCTGCTGCTGCTGGTACTATCGCTCTTGCTGACTTTGCTCGCGCACGCCATGCTTTGAAAAGAGCTAGTGTTCCCGATCAGGCTTTGATTGCGATTGTTGATCCATCGGTAGAGTACACGATTAACACTCTTACCAACCTTGTCAATGTTAGCAATAACCCACGGTTTGAAGGTATTGTTGCAGACGGTATCGCCACAGGCATGACGTTCGTTAAGAACATTTATGGCTTTGACGTATATTGCTCCAACTACCTAGCGGATGTTACGGACAGTGCATTACCAGACCGTAGTAACTCTAATGTTGACTTCTCTTCTGACAATGGTAAGGCAAACTTGTTCTTCTCAGCCGCTCCATCTGTCACTCCCTTTGTTGGTGCGTGGCGTCAGATGCCAGAAGTTGACTACGAGTATAACAAGGACTTGCAGCGTCACGAGTATGTTACGACGAGCCGCTATGGTGTTAAACTGTACCGGCCTGAAAACATGGTTCGTATCGCTTCCAAGCCTTCTGTGGTATAAGAAAGGAGAACTAAATTATGTCTTATACTAATTCAGACGGTCTGTTTGTCATCACCAACAACGCTCAAGGTGCTGTCCGTGATAATGGCCTTAACGCTCAAAACGGTGTTAAGACTATGGTCTTTGAAATTAAAGACGCAACTAAACTAGGCACTTCTGATGTTAATCCTCAGCCGAATGATGCGTTCATTCCTGCTGGTTCTTACATCACGAAAGCCTCTTTGGTTGTTACCACGGCGTTCACCTCAGGGGGTTCCGCTACACTAACTATTGGTCTTCAGCAGGCTGATGGCACGATCATTGATGCTAACGGTATTGATGCTACTGTTGCAGTTGCTGACTTGGCTGCTAACAAAGCTGTCGTAGCTAACGGCGCTCTTGTTGGTGGTACGGCTACTATTGGTGCGGCTGACGCGTATATGTCGGTTATTTACGGTACTGCTGCCTTCACGGCTGGTGCTGCTAAACTGGTAATCGAATATATCGAAGTCTAAAAACTAGGGGAGGAACCTCAGGACGTACTTGGGGTTCCTCTTCTGACTTTACTATTTGGAGCATTAAATGGCTAATGTAACTCACTCTAGTCTAACAGGGGCTGACCTACACGAACCTAAAGGAGTAGCTACAGCAAACTCTGAAGACGTATATGTAGCTAATGGCTCCGGTTCAGGTGCTTGGAAAGGCCAGACTCTACTCCTTAACAAGAAGCTAACTGACATATCAAGCTCATTCGATAGGTACATTCCTCTTCCTGTAGCCTGTAAAGTAGTACATATTACGACAGCATTAAGCGCAGCTATCTCAGGAAGTGACTTAGTGCTTACAATTAAGAATGCAGCAGGAAGCTCTATGGGGGCTATAACAATCGCTCAGTCAGGTTCTGCCGCAGGGACTATCGACACTTTAACTCCTGCGTCTAATAACACCTTTGCAGTTAACACAGCCCTTGAGATCGAAGGTAACGGTGGACCTAGCTCTCATGTAGATTTAGATGTTGCAATCCTCCTTGAAAGAGTTACCTCATAATGAAGAAAACTCTCCTTGAGCTAGTCCAAAGTATCTTAAGTGACATGGACTCAGAGCCAGTCAATAGCATCAGTGACTCGATTGAGGCTGAGCAAATTGCATCTGTAATCGAAGATACCTACTTTAACTTTGTATCTTCTAGGGAAATTCCTGAGCATAGAAGACTAATTAAAATTACAGCACTATCTGATAACACTAAACCTACTCACTTTAAATATGTAGGTAGACAACTGTACTGGATTAGGTACAACATAGATGAAAACAGCCAGACTAACTACAGAGAAATTAAGTATATGGACCCAGGTAGTTTTGCTACCCGTAACCTAGATACCTCAAATGTAACTACAGTCTACGATGTTTCAGCTAGCACTAACTTGCTAATCCTCAACGACAGAATGCCAAGTATCTACACATCTTTTGATGATGAGCATATCGTTATGGATGCCTTCAAAAGCTCAGTAGAAAGCACACTGCAAACAACTAAGACACAAGCCTATGGTATTGTAACTCCCACTTTTAGTTTGTCAGATACATTTGAACCTGATCTAGATGAGGACTTAATTCCTTACCTGTTGGCTGAAGCTAAGTCTGCTTGCTTCTCTTTGTTTAAGTCAGGGTCTGACCCTAAGGTAGAACAGTCAGCCAGACGATTGAAGTCTTTTGTAACTACAGGTCTTTATAGGACCAAGCAAGAGAACGTAAGAAACAACTACGGAAGATAAAATGGTAGAGTTTGAAGAAAACACAGCCGATCAAACCTGTGTCTGTAAACTGAGTAAGTTGAAACAAGAACTAATTATTCGTAAGTCTACAGATGGTTTTATATTCTTTGAGATTGCTTCACCAAAGGGTAAGGTAGCCTACGAACTATCAGGTAAGTATAGTTCAGTAGCTTCAGCTAAGAAAGCAATTCAGGCTTACGATAACAGCATACCTCTTAGTCCTACAATAAAACGCGAGCAGTTTGCACAAGACCGACTCAAACGTAAGGAAAAGAAAACTGATGCCCCAGTCTTTGAACCAAAAGGTAACTAACACATTTATCAAAGGTTTAATTACTGAAGCTGGTGAACTTACGTTTCCTGCGGATGCTTCAGTTGATGAACTAAATTGTCTACTAGAAAGAGACGGAAGCAGGAAAAGAAGAGAAGGTCTGGACTTTGAAGAAAGCTCAGTAGATTCTACGTTCAATGTAACTGACACAGACTTAGTTAAGGTAGGTACTTGGCGTAACGTAGCTGGTATCCCAGATAAAGAACTCCTTGTAGTACAGGTCAATGATAAGCTCTACTTGTACGACAAGACTAACGTACCTTACTCAGCTAACCAGCTTAAGAGTTTTAGTTGGACTATAAATTCATCTACTACTTCTTCTACAAATTACATAACTCTGTCTAGCTTAGGTTATACTGGTCAGGGTTCTATCAATGATAACAAATGTGAGTTTACAGCTATATCAGGTATGCTGGTCATAACTCACCCTAGCCTTGAGACTACAGCCCTTGTTGCTACGATTGATACGTCCAGTGGTTCATCTGTTTGGAGTTTTAGTGTAGAGCCTATTACCTTTAGAACCAGAGACTTTAAACTACTATCGGATAGGTCTACCTTAAGTGAGGATGTATCTGAAGCTACTGTGTCAGCAGAGAGAGTATACGACACAAGAAACTCAGGTTGGATTGGAGAGAAGGGTGCAGCAGCTTTAACTACATACTTCAATACAGCTCCCCATGAATTTCCTGCATTAAACTTATCTTGGTTCTCAGGTAAAGATAGCTCAGGTAACTTCAGTGTAGCTGAGTGGGAAAAGATACAAGCTGGTTCTTCTGTCATAGGCCAAGGACACAACCTAGTTAACTTCTTCAACAGAGATAGAAGCACCTTAGGTTCGTACACAACTAGGGCTGGGGGTACTATCAGCCTTCCCAGTAATCTATCTACTGAGGTTATTAGTGATAGGTTCTCAACTGTCGTAGCTATGTCAGGTAGAGTATTCTACTCAGGGCTTAACAGAGGAAACCACGAGGACAGTAACGTAATTCTTTTCTCAAGGATTATCGAAGGAGCTTCTTCAGGTGTTTCTGTAGACTCAGCAGGACTAGGTGATTGTCACCAGAAGAATGACCCAACGTCTGAAGACTTCTCAGATTTGTTGGATGACGACGGAGGTGTTATCAGAATACCTGAGGCTTACGGTATCCGCAAACTACACCAGTTTAACAACAGTGTCTTTGTCTTTGCTGAGAATGGTGTATGGCAGATCAAAGGTGTAGATGACGTATTTAGAGCTACTGGGTTTGCAGTTAACAAAATTTCCTCAGTAGGCTTGTTCAATAGAGAAACCTTCGTATCTGCTGACGGCATTCCTTTTTGGTGGAGTGATCAAGGTATACATACTCTTGGGTTTGATGGTCAGACATTCCAAGCTGCTGAGAATAATATCAGCATTAGTACTATCCAGACGTTCTTCGATAAGATCGACAGCACTCAGAAAAGCAAATGCACAGGTGTTTTTGATCCGCTCAATAAAAGAGTTTTCTGGATGTACCCCAATGCAAATGAAACGATTGCAGCAAAACTAAATAACTTCCTAATCTTGGATATCTCTCTACAGGCTTTCTACCCTTGGACTGTATCTGATGCTTCAAGCAATACACCTGAGATTCTAGGTGCTGACTACTACAGGGGTTTCTCCTCTAACATTCAGTCTTTCAATGTCATTGACGGAGATGGTGACACAGTAGTTGATGCAAGTGCTAACAATGTAATTGTATTTGACAATGGCTTTGTTGACACAGGACAACCTTCTTTAGTCTTCCTGTGCAGGAATGCTTCAGACAATACCGTTTCTATGGGCTACTTCTACAAGACTGACTTTAAGGATTGGGGTTCAGCTAACTACTCTTCCTTTGCTGAGGCAGGCTATGAGTTCATGGGTGATCTTATACTACAGAAGAATGCACCATACATTCAAGTGTACTCCAGAGTAACTGAGACAGGTTGGACAGGTGACGAACTACTAGGATACACACCAATCAGAGAAAGCTCCTTGTTAGTTTCTTCCTTCTGGGACTTCAGTAACAGCAATACTCAGACACAGCAAGCGTACAGACTTAAGCCTATGCCTATCGTCAACCCAAGTGACTTGACAGACTTTGGTTATCCTGATACAGTGGTAGATACCAGACTTAAAATTAGAGGTAGGGGTAAATCTGTACGTCTTAAGTTTGAGTCAGAAGAAGGTAAAGACTTTCACTTACTAGGGTATGGAGTTTTAAGTGCCACCAACAGAAGGTTCTAAAGTAAGAGAAGCTACGTATGAGGATATCTTTGAGCTTCTAATGTTAGCCTTTGAGTTTTCTAAGGAAGGCCCAGATCATTTCAAACCCTTCGAGAAAGATGTAGTTGAAGAAAGACTGACAGGTGCAATAGGTAACGAAGACTATCTTGTTCTTGTATTAGAAAACAAGGGAGAAATTCAAGGGTCTATCGTAGGTGTGTGTATAGCTCCTTGGATGATGACTGAACCTTTTGCTGTTGAGTTAGCTTGGTTCGTTCGTAAGTCAGCTAGAGACGGTAGAGGTGCTATTAAGCTAGTTAGAGCCTACGAATCTTGGGCTAAATCTAAAGGCGTTACTAAAATATGTATGAGTGATTTAACTAAAGTTCAAGGACTAGGTAAACTTTACGAAAGACTAGGTTACTCTTTAAGTGAGACTAGTTACATTAAGGAGATTTAATATGGCAGGTACAACACTAGCTGTTATAGGTTTAGCCGTAGCAGGGATAGGTACTGGCTTTAGTGTCTTACAGCAGCAAAAAGCAGCTAAGCAACAAAAGAAAGCTAGAAGAGCGCAGCAACGCCAGCAGTCACTTCAGGCTAGAAGACAACAGATTAGAGCAGTACGCCAACAACAGATTGCTTCGTCACAAGCTAGGGCTGCTGCGGCTGGTCTAGGTGGCTTAGAGACTTCAGGGTTTAGAGGTGGACAATCAGCACTACAGTCTAGTCTTGGGGCTGGCCTTGGGTTCTCTACTGAGATGTCAGGCTTGAGTAGAAACATTAGTATGTTCCAGCAGAAAGCTGCAAATGCTATGGGTCTAGCTAGGATGGGTCAGGCGTTTGCTGGCTTAGGTATGCAGGGTGCATCCTTAGGTATGCAAATGGGTCGTCAACCTAATCAAGCTACCATACCTAGTATCGCTAATCAAAACTACGCATCTCTTTATTCAGCAGGGTATCCTGAAGGAATTTAATTCTAAGTCTAGCTTTAAGGAATAACGTATGCCTGAGATTGGTAATGAAGAAGAAATGGTCTTTGAAGAAATAGGCGCGACTAGTTCAGAGCCTATTCCTTTAACGCCTGAAAGATCAATGGACATTCTTGTTGCTACGGGGGAGCCTTTAGAAACTTCTGAAGAAGCTAAGGCTAGTTTAGCTCCTTACTCTCAGGATGCTCTCAGAGAAGTACTAAGCTCTGCTGAAGCAGATAGACTAACCCTAGATGAAGTTCAAGCTAAAGCCATAGAACTAAGTGAAAAGCAAAGAGCCTTTGAAGAAAACCCTGACGTTGTTTTAGAACAAGCTGCTTTAGTTAATAACCCTGCTGTTAGCTCTGCTGAATCAAATTTAGCTGTTAACATTCAAAGGGCATTGGAAGAAGTCGAAGCTGCAATTACAGAAGCAGAAGAAGAAAACAGCACCGTAGGGAATATGCTTAATTTCCTAGACAGAGAACTTGTTAGGGCGGTAGTTAACCCTATTGAAGCGTTTACTGAGAGAGACACTAGGTCTACTACTGAGATCATGTCAAGAAGTTTAGGTGATCCAAAAGACTTTTTACCTTGGTTTAAGGGCTACCTAGAGGAAAGAAAAGAAGAAGGGGTCTTTAGAAGTGGCAGTATTAGTGCGCTTGAAGCCCTTAAGGAAGAAGTAGGTAATTTAGGTTTTGACCCAAACTCAGGTTTTAAAAAAGCTTTTTCTCTTATAGACTTACCTGCCATTAGTACTGTAGCAGCCGGTGTTAAAGTAGCTGGTAAAGGTCTTCAATTAACTTCTATTATTGGTTCAAAGACTACAGTCGGTAGGGTAACAACGCTTAAAGGGGAAAAAGCTGGAGAAGAAGCTGCTGAAACAATCCTTGAAAAAGGACCAGACCCCGAAACAGTTGTTGGCAGAGGTGATGCTACACAAGATTTAAGTGGTTCTGAACCTGTTAGAGCTAACAATTCTAGTTTTGCACAAAAATTAACTGAGACTGCTCTTGCTAAAGAGATTGACCAGTTAGATCGTAAGGGTGCCTTTGGACGTTCTGTAACTAAAGAAAAAATTGCAGAAGCAGCAGGTAAAATTATTCAAGATATCCGTGATAACACAACCAATGTAATTAGAAGTGACGCTAGGATAATCAATGAAGGCTTAGGTAACTGGCTTGTTTCTGTACGACTAGGTAAAGCTAAAACAGGTGATGCTTATCTTCCTATACAGACTAAAGCTGTAAAAGAAGGTGAACGTACTGTAGCTAAACTAGCAGACGGAACAACAGTTAAAGCTAAAGATGAGCTATCAACCTATGGGGAGACGACAGGTACAGGTACAGGTAAAGAAGGTGCCTCTAAAATTGAGTATAAAGTACCACCCTCTGTTAAACGTGCGGCTGAGAAACTTGGGCCTACAGCTAAGGTTGTTCAACTAGACCCCGCTGACGCCTCTAAAGGTTATGTCATTGAAGTAACAGAGCGTGTAAGCACCTTAGGTCTTCAAGATAAACTTGGCGTAGAGCTAAACTTAAAGAACGACCTAGCCAGAAGAACTGTAGGTAAACTCTTTAACAATAGAGTTATGGCTGGTGCTGCACTTAGAGACAACAGATTTCTAACTACTTTGGCTCAATTAGGTCAAGGTGGTAGAGCCGTTGTTAGGGACATTGTTAGACCTTACGAAAAATCAATTAAGGCTCTCGACTCTAAAGGTAAGTTTACTCTTAACGCTGTGTATGCAAAGCTAAGAGATGGGGAACATGCTCATGTACGCACAAGGTACACTGATGAGGAGTTTTTTGATGAGTACAGAAAGCTACACCCTGACGGTGCTGAAGCTACTCAAAAAGAATTAGATGCTTATCACGATCTAGCTACCGTCGAAGAGACTGCCTATTTAATTGAAACGACTAATGTCCTTCAAAGGTTCCTATCCAAAGGATACAATAGGGCTGTTGAGGTTGCCCCAGGTGTGTTCACTCCAGCTAAGAGAATTACAAAAGCTGAACTGAAGGACTCAGACATTGTTCTTGATGTCGAAGGAAGAGTCTATGGCAGACCTAGTGATGAAATTGTTTTTGGAGATTTAGCTGACGACATTCCAGTTTGGAAATTAGATCAAGCACTACCTACAGGACAGAGCTTTGTGGTTAATCCTACTAATGCTCGTCTTATCGACCCTACTGATGTTATGGGGTACAACCCAGGTGGTAGAAGAATAAACCCTAACGCTAAATACTTCTTAGTAATCGGAGGGCAGGGTAAAAGAGTTAAAGCCCTTTTGTCAACCTTTTCTGAAGCAGATGCTAAAGTAGCTAAGGATCAAATGAGGGTTGTTGTAAAAGCAATCAACGAGGGTTCTTCTGACATAGACGATATAATTAAAAATAACAACGACTGGAACCCTGACATTCAGTCTAAGGTACAGTTTGATGAATTAGCCTACGAACAAGGGTGGGTAAAAAATAGAGGCGACCAGATTGAAGGTGACGTAGCTTACCGGGCTAGAAATGGTGAGATAGTAGGAGGTGACTTAGATAACGCAGACCTTTGGGCTAATACTTCAGCAGAAGACTACATTCAAAATGACATGAGAAGACAAGACAAAGTTCTTATGGACTTTGGTGGAGGTAAAACCTATAACATTGATCCTGTGTCTTCTACTTTTGCTCAGTTTGGTAACTCAGTATTTACCTACACAAACAAGGCTTACACACAAAATGCTATGGTTGGTTGGGTTAAAGCTGCTTTACCTAAAGATGGAGTCAAAAGGTCAGAATGGTTTAAGAAGGCTGGTGGTGTAAGTGAGTCTGACTACGAAACTCTCTTTAGAAACGCTGAAGTAACTGGTACAGATGAGTTCGCTGTCCGTATGAGAGAGCTTAGAAACATTACTCTTCGTAGGCTAAACATGCAGGATGAGCCATCTAGGTTTATGGAGCAACTTGGTACTAAAACCGCTGAGTATATCTTTGATGGTAAGATACCCTTTGGTATAGGCAAAGGAAAGAAACTTAATTTCCTAGCTAATGACCCTACAAACACACTCCTTAGAATTGGCTTCCAAAGTTCTTTTGGTCTTATGGCCATTTCTCAGTTTGTTATGCAAGGGTTACACGCCACATCAATCATGGCTATATCCCCTAAACATGGTCTTAATGCAGCAGCTATGGTCTTTGCTCAAAGGGGTCTATTAGGTGCAGCTAAAACTCCTGAGGCTTACAAAGAAGGTGTTAAAAGACTAGCTAAACACCACAGTCTTACAGAAGAAACTGCTGAAGAACTGCTAGAGTACATTAGAACTTCAGGTAGGCACATAGTTGCAGGTGATGCTATTGAAGCTGGTACAGGTATTTCTTGGAATATCTCAGGATGGAGAGGTAACAGCAATAAGTACAACTCCTTTTCAGCTAAAGCACAAAGAGTTACAGATGCGGTATCTAAAGGTTTAGACGTAGGTCTTTATCCTTTTAATGCAGGTGAGCGTTTGTCTCGTCTTACAGCTATTAATACAGCCTTCCTAGAGTTTAAAGCTAAATACCCTAACATATCTGCTTCGTCTGACTTTGGTAGGCAGTTCATAACCAGCAGAGAACAAACCCTTACGTTTAACATGACTACAGCAGACAGAGCTATGGTTCAATCTAGTCTTATGAAGGTTCCTACTCAGTGGCTTTCCTACAGCTTTAGGTCTATGGAAGCAGTTTTTGTAGGTAGGGGTCTAACTAAAATGGAAAGAGCTAGGTTATTCCTTATGTTGGGACCAATGTACGGTTTAACTGGTTTTGGTGCTGGTAATGCTGCTGACTATGTAGGTGAGAAACTAGGTTTTGAACCCGGAGGATCAAAGTACGTTGGTCTTAAGTATGGGTTCTTTGATGGTATCTCCCACGCCTTAGGAGGGCAGGACGGTTGGGTAGGTTTAGGTACAAGATTGGCCCCTATAGGTGCTTTCTTAGATACTTATGAAAAGATATTCGAAGAAGAAACTATTGGAGCAATAGGTGGTCCGTCTGGTGAGATTGTAACTAATATTGGTGGCGCTGTCTTTGATGCTCTTGCTGACCTAGCTCACGGCAGAACAGCTTTAATGACTGAGGATTTAATTAAAGTAATTCGTCAACCATCAGGTCTTAACAACCCAGCTAAATTTCTAGGTATTATCAATAACGGTATGTACCGCAGTAAGAGTGGTGTTTCTGTAGGGGATGAAATGAGCATAGGTCAGGCCCTAATGGCTCTTGCTGGTTTTACGCCTGGATCTGTTCAAGAAATTTATCAAAGAAAAGGTCAGATCTACAACGACAAAAAATCTTTTAATAAGTTTAGAAAACAAATTAGTCAAGAAGCTGACACAGCCCTTCGTTATATCTCAGAAGGTGACGAAGAAAGAGGAAGAAAAATGATTAGCGAAATAAGTGCTAAAATTGCTACGTCAGGTTTTAGTTTCAAGGAGATGGTTAGTCTTAGGAGATCAGCTTTATCACCATTCCAGAAAGACTATCAGAAAATGTATATTCATTTGTTTAAAAACTCTGACAATACTTACGCTACCAGATCGTTCAGAAAACTTACTAAGAACCCTGAGGAGAATAACTAATGACCGGCCCTTTCTATAAAACAGGTACAGGCTTAGGTTTAACAGCAGCAGGTGGAAGTGCGGTAGAAAGCCCTGTAGCTCCTGTTAGAACCTCAGCGGCTGATGCAGTTACTGCTGGTTTTAACCTAGCTAGTCAGGGTGTGGCTCTGTACGCTCAGGACCAAAGGTATAGGAATAGATACGGAGGAACTAGAAGCGGTAGACCTGACCCTAACTTGGCTCGTTTCTCAGAAGAGGTTCAGATAGCTCTCCGAAATAAAGAGCAGTTTGGAGAAGGCCGTTTTAAAATGGACATGAACAGAATTGTCCAAAACTTTGGTTCAGCAGGTCAGCCAATAGATGAAGATATGTTAACCTATTTTGAGCAGACAACAGGTCTACCTTCTGATACATATTTTGGTGTTGACCCAGTAGCAAAGTTTAAAGCAGCCCAAATTCAAACTCCAGAAATACAAGCTGCCGCTGCTCCTTTGATTGCTGGTGGTATGGACCAAGAGGAAGCCTTCGATCAAGCCTTCAATGAGCAACAAACTTCTATTAGACTATCTGAAGATTTAAAACGAACTGATACAGAAAATGCAGTAGAATACATGGCACCTAAGGGTGGACAACAAATCCAACAAGATATTATTCAACATTTTAGGGATACTGCCTATAGCCGACTAACCGCACTGGTTAACACAGGAAAAGCTACAGAACAAGACGCCAGAATAGTACTATCTAACTATCAAGCGTTACTAGCTACACCTAAAATGCAGATTCCTTCAGGTGTTAGTCCTGAAGTTAGGACGCAAGAGGTCGCTACTAGAAATAATCTAAAAGGTTCTATCGAAACTATAGTGCAATTACTAGATGCAGGAGAACAGGGTCAGTTACTGTTGCAGCAAATTGCACAAAATCCTGATATGTCTGAAGACGATAAAAAGAATATGTTCTTAAACTTTACTTTGCTTTCAGCTAAAGACCCATTTCTGTTGATGAAGTTTATGGGTATTAACGATATGAATGCCTTGGTAAAAGGTAACACATCCTTAGGTAAACGTCCACTAAGTAATTTTGAACTGGGTAATTTAAACAGTGTAACTGCTAGTGCTATAGCAAAAGCACCTCCAGGGAGTATTCCGCCTCCTGAAACGATTGTACCTCCTGAGCTTTCAGATGCAATTAAGAAGATGACCCCGGATCAGTTAGTAAGTTATACTAAAGGTAACGCCAAGAAAGCATCTTTTCCCGGCTATAGCTTTAACTCCCAAGAAGATGTAACGGCTTTTGCTACTTCTATATACAGTGTAGCTCAAGGACTTACTGCACCTCAGCAAAATAGACTACGAACGATTGATGACTTAGGTAAACTCTTAAATAGGAATATCTTTAAAAACCTAGATTCCCTAGATAAGGTGGACCCAGAGCAAGCAGCGTTACTTAGAGCCTCCCTAAGTGTAGGTTTGACTACTGAACTTGGCAGAAGGAAGGTGCAGCTTAGTTCTATAGAAAAGAGTTTAGTAGGTGACGCAACAGCAGATGGTATTTCCACAGCTAAGTTTAACCCAGAGACAGGTAAGTACGAGTTAACTCCTGAGTTTATTAACAGTCAGACCCCTGAGGATATGAAGTCTTTTCAGGTAGGTGTTGAATACGCATACGGAGGTGACTTAGCTAAAGGTGCTGAGAATAATTTTGTTAGGTTTACCACAGCAAGAAGCCCTAGCCAAGGTCCAGGGGACGCAAGTAAGGTAGTGTCTAACGGAAACCTTATAAGAATTGAGGATGCCCAAAGAAACAGGAGAGCTACAGCAGCCCTTCGACAGTTCTACCTTTCTTTAAACGCTGGTGGTGAGTTACCTCCTCTTGCTCAAGAATTTAGTGATCCAGCAGCAGAAGCTAGAAGAGTTGCTGCAACAGTGGCTGGTACTGCGCCTACGAACCAAGGACAGACTATGGATCAAGCACCTCCTCCTGCTATAGTACAACCTGCTGGAGCTACTTCAGGTATATCCTCAGTTAATGAAGGTGGGGATGGGTTTACTACTGTGACTAAGGCTGACGGAACTGTAGTCAAACGTGAAGGTCTTCGTAGCTGGAGAAATAACAACCCAGGTAACTTAGAAGCAGGAGACTTTGCAACGTCTAAAGGTGCTGTCGGTGATGACGGAAGGTATGCTGTGTTTAAGACCTACGAAGAAGGAAGGGAGGCCATGCGATCTCTTCTGTTCGAAGGTAAAAACTACAGAGGTAAAACAATCTCTGAAGCTATTACTAGGTACGCTCCTCCTAAAGAGAACGACACAGCTCTTTACATTAAAAGAATTACAGATGCTTTAGGGGTTTCTGATAGTACAAAACTTAGTGACCTTAACGATGACCAAAGGGTTACTATGTTAGACGCTATTCAAAAACATGAAGGGTTTAAAGAAGGGACTGAAACGGTAGTTGAACCTTCCTCTGGTCCTGGCCTAGACTCACAGGGTCGTCCGTTCTTACGTCCTGAAGCAGGAGCTAAGGTTACTCAAGGCAACATGCTAGGTGGTGCTATATCTTCAATTAGGTCTGCCTTAAACCTAGGGTCAGACGAAGAGGCTCAGTCAGTAGCTGAGAAACTTATGCAAAGTGGTGTTATTCCTCGTAGACCTACAGAGCAAGGTATGGCTGAAGCAAATCAGTTGACACCTTCAGAGCAAAGGATTGCTGATGCTCAGGCTAGGCTTGAAGAAAGAAACAAGTCAAACCAAGGCTTAAATAAAGAAACACTTTCTTTGGTAGAGTCTTCAGTGCCTTCCGTAAATTGGCTAAGAAGTTTAGGTAGCGCTGTAGGTAATTTTGTTGCCGGATCACCTGCTGAAGCGACTGAGTATAAAGAAAAAGTCGATAAAGCTATTGAGTTTTCTAGCAGAAACCCCATTGAATTTATATACAAAGTAGGAGGCTTAGTAGGCTTAGATGAAAACAACCCTGAGCATCAAAAAGCTATTGCTGGTCTTACCAATCAATTTTTTAAGGGAAGAATTGACCCCTTCAGTGAAGTAACAAAAGACAAGAATGCTTGGTGTGCTGCCTTTGTTGCTCATGTGCTAACTAACTTAGGTTTTAACGCTCCTGATGGCAATCAACCCGGAGGTAGAGACAGGTATGATGTTCTTAGGGCTAAGCAGTATAAAAACATCGGTAAAGGAGTAGAGTTAAAGGAGGCAAAACCTGGCGATCTAGTTATTATTGAAAACCCTCGAAATGGTATCAACCATGTAGGTTTCTTTGTTGATTCTACTAGTAACGGTATAGCTATTCTTGGTGGAAATCAAGACGATCAAGTCAATGTAACAAGATACCCAAGCGGAAGACTTCAGTCAATAAGAAGAATCAAAGGTATGGAAGACATTAGTCCAGAGGCTTTAAAAGCAGTTCAGAAAGATATATCTGAAGTTGCTGGTCTGTCTTTTACTAACCTTTACCACAGAGTTAGTGACAGTATATTCAATCCTCGTACTAGGTAAGGAGTAGACCATGGGTGGATTACCATTAGAACTAATCACAATGCTAGGCTCAGGGTTGTTGTCAGGAGTTATGACACTCTGGGGCCAAGCAGCTAAGTCCAAACAAGAGGCATTCAACAGGGCCATCGAAGGACTATCTGCACAGTCAGAAGCTACAGACCTAGCTAGGAGGTACGAGAACAAGGGGTTCCAAGTTACTCGTAGGATCATAGCTCTTGCATCTGTAGCTGCTATCATAGTCTGGCCTAAGATTGTAGCTGTCTTCTGGCCTGAGATACCTGTCACAGTAGGGTACACTGAATGGAATCCAGGCTTCTTGTTCCTTACTGAGGGGACTGAGGAGACTACATGGCAGGCACTAACTGGGTTGGTCATCACACCCTTAGATACCCACCTACTTGGGGCTATCATAGGTATGTACTTTGGTGCATCTATGGTTAAGAACGCGAGGTAAAGACTATGGCTAAGCAAATAGAAAAATCTAAAATGAAGTGTAACAAACCTAAGCGTACCTCAGGTCATGCTACTAAGTCTCATGTGGTTAAGGCTTGTGCTAACGGCAAAGAAAAGATCATTAGGTTTGGTCAACAAGGTGTATCAGGTGCAGGTAAAAGCCCTAAGTCAGCTAAGGACAAGGCTAGAAAGAAGTCCTTCAAAGCTAGACACGCTAAGAATATCAAGAAGGGTAAGATGTCTGCTGCGTACTGGGCTAATAAGGTGAAGTGGTAATGGCTAAAGCAACTCCAACTAATCCATCTCTTTGGTCTAAGGCTAAGGCTGCGGCTAAGAAGAAGTTTAAAGTCTACCCTTCAGCGTATGCTAATGCTTGGGCTGCTAAGTGGTACAAAGGTAAAGGCGGAGGCTGGAAAGGTGGTAACAATAAAGTCTCTAAGAAAGGTAAAAGATAATGGCTAAGGGTGTTAAACATTATTTAAGAGATGGCACAGAGTATAAAGGCAATACTCACAAGATGCCAAATGGCCAAGTTCATTCAGGTAAGACACACGGTAAAACTAGTAAGCGTTTGTACCACTTTAAAGACCTGAGTGCGGCATCGAAAAAGAAAGCTAAGAAGTAATGGCGAAAGGAGGTTTAGGTAAGTGGTTCTCTGAACAGTGGACTGACGTAAAGACAGGTAAGCCATGCGGTAGGAAGTCAGCTAAAGGTAAATCCAAAAGACCTTACCCAGCATGTAGACCTAAGAGTGTTGCTTCTAAAATTACAAAGAAGGAAGCAGCTAAGAAGACCGGACCTAAGAAGGTTAAGTGGTCAACAACAGCAAGTGGAAAGAAAAGGAAATAACTATGCCGTACTCCAAAGGTAAGGGTCCAATGCCCTACAAGAACGCTACCAAGAAGAAGAAAGAAGAAAAGAAGAAAAAGCCTAAGAAGAAAATGAAGTAGATAAAACTAAGGGGAGAGCCATTGGATTGGTCCTCCCCTTTTTCTTTTTTAGGTAGCCTCTAAGGTTTAGATAGCTCAGGTTGAACGAACTCAGTTATATCTGGGAACACCTTAGCTATTTCAAAAGCACACGCCCTAGCTAATCGCCTGTGTTCCTTCTGAGTTGACTCGTGAGTCCTCAGTTCAATGTAGTGAATCCATGACCTAAGACTTGCATTAGCAAACAACCTAGTTCTAGTTAGACCCTCAGGGAGTAATGCTCTAGCCTGCTCCTTAGCTATGCCTCTCTTTAAGGCTTGGTCGTATAAGTCGAAGCACTGGTCAATGACTTTATCCTGAGAGGACTTCCACCATATTTCAGTAGCTGCATCTGTATTAGGTAAGGAGTTCTGTCTGTTGACTGTATCCTGTAGCCTAGTCTCTCTTCTGTCTGAGTTAGTCTCAGTGGCTGCGTACCTCTGAGAGAACTCCTGAAACCCAGTGAAAGACTTATGTCTGAGTAGTTGTCTAGCTATATCCCTAGTCGTCGTTATGTCTAGGCACACATTTACCATTTCGAAAGGGGACCAGTGCTTGTGGTTAATCAAGTAGTGGACGAGCTTAGAGTTATTCAACCCAGATATTTGAGACGTAGGGTTAGACACTCTAGCGTAGTAGGCAATCAAGTCAGTAAAGTTATCACCTACGTCAATTCCTTTGGTTGCCTTTGTATAGCCAGCTAGATTAACTTCACAAGTCATTGGTCTACTCCTTTGGAGTTAGTAGTTTGGCGTCCCCGGTAGGATTCGAACCTACGACCCACAGCTTAGAAGGCTGTTGCTCTATCCTGCAGAGCTACGGAGACTAATCATCGAGCAGTTTGCTTAAGACAGACTCATAGGTCTTTGGCTTTTGCTCACTCTTTGTTGGTTTGGCTGACCAGATAGTAAACTTAAAGTGGTTACCAAAGCCATCTATAACTTCCTTAGGGTAGCCGTTGTTATTCAACCACTCCATAGTATCACCAAGGATATTCTCTTGGGAGATAGGCTTAGGGAAACCCCACTTGTAGCCTTGTAGGGGATCAATGTAGTAGGACGACTCCTTATCCTTTTCTTTGTTAGTTTTCTTTTCCTTAGCCTCTTCTGTTCTTTCAGCTACAACTTTGTCAAACTCTCCTTTAGGCATGTACCAAGAGGAAAGAATAGTCTCGATTGCATCCTTAAGCCTTAGGTCTTCAGCACTGAAGTAGTCATTGAGGAGTGTCTCAACTACGATCTGATCCTTCTGGTCATCAGAGATGTTGATACTGAAGCTAATCATTTGGTTTCTCCTTTTGCTACTTCAAGCTGAAGGTAACTAAGATACCACTTAGCCTTCTCTAAGTCTTGCGAAGCCTTACCTTTGTACCTCCAACGATGGAGATACTTCTTTGTGTTACCTTCGAGGTACCCAAGGAAAGCTTGATCGGGTAGGTTATCCTTGAGGTATTCGATGCACTCAATCTCACCTGTGTTGTAATGAGGAGGTTTGTTAACAACATCGACTGATTCTGGGTATTGATCCCACATCTTAGACCCCACAACTTCCTCCTGATCCTGAGATGTCGCAGATATCGTGTGTCTCAACATGCTCATCAAACTCCTCACCTAGTTTCTCAACGGCTTCAGTGTATGGCACAGATGTTAGCGGCTGTCCACCCCTACTGCCGTCAGGATAACAAGTAAACCCTCTCAGCCTACCTGCGTATTTAGCTAGGGTCTTAGAGAACTCAGGTACTGTGTCTTCGTTGTTGAGCTTACTACCCCAAGCAGGAAGATTAATCGTTGAGGATATACTCATATCAACGTAGTCCTGAACGTCAGCTTGGAAGCTCATACGACGTTCGTAGTCAGAAGCTAAGTCAAGGGCTGACTCAACGCTCTCAGGGTTGGCTCCGTACAGGTCAATGAGTTCCTGTGCTGCTGAGTCAACAACGTACTGATAGACCCAGCGGTTAGTTCCTTTGAGGTATCTACGCTTGTAGGCTACAGCAAAGATAGGTTCTACTCCGGTAGATGTACCAGCAAGAATACCAATACTACCAGTTGGAGCAATAGCCCTGTTAGCCACGGGAGTAGATACAGATAGCTCTTCAGCAAACGCCTTAGATACTTTGTCACTGACTCCTTTATATACTGACAACCACGAATGAAGCTCCTGCGTAACCTCATACTTGTAGTTTCTCTTAATGAGCCATTCGTGTACTCCCATAAAACCCAAGCCCAGTCGTCTGTTTTTTTCTCGTGTTTCATGTACCTTCTCATACGGTAGGTGGGCTTTGAGTGTGCCACAGATGAGGAACTTAGTTGATAGTCCAACTAGATCAGACAACTCAGATAGGCTTTCGATCCTACCAAAGTTAAGAGAACCTAGATTGCATACGTCACTGTCATCAGCGCTGGTCACTTCAGTACAGGCGTTCCGTAGGGTTTCATTTTCCTTGTCGAAGAAGTTGAAGCTAAACCCAGGCTCAGCAGTCTTCATAGCCTGTAGTACGTTCTCCTCAAAGACCTTACCTACTTGCCCTGTTTCGTAGTAGTTCAGCAGCCACTCAGTATCGTAGTTGACACTAATGTTAGTCATATCCATAGGTGCAGGGAAGTTGAAGTCATCCTGCTTAATATCCCACAGAGACTTACCTGTGTTACCTACTGGCATACTACCCCAGTCCTTAGAACTTAGGAAGTTATTTATGTCTTGGTGTTTCCAGTTGAGGGAAGCATAGATAGCTGACCTGCGGCTACCACCTTGCATAACCCTACGACCTATCTCGTTAATCATCTGCATCTTAGGGATAGGACCAGAAGCCTGACCCCCTGTACGTTGGATGGGTGCGCCTTCATGTCGGTACACACTGTAGTCTACACCAATACCACCACCTGTCATAAGGCATGACTCAGACTTCCAGCTTAGGTTAGCCCAGTCTTGTCTGCTGTCTTCTTCTGCCTTAAGTAGGTAACAGTTATTGAAGAACTTATTTTGTCTTCCTGCGTAGTACAGATACCTACCACCGGGGATGAACTTCATGTCAGTGATAGCCTTAGCTAGGTCTGTGCATTCATCCCTAGTCATTAGGTCACCACATACGTCATCCACTAGGGTCTTAGCTAGGGCTTCCCAAGTCTCACAACCTTCATGTCGGTACTTGTGATTGAAGATGTCCTCGCTGAACTTTGACCTGAACATTGGGTTTAGGTTTGACTTGTACGACATGCTCATTTGTTTTTCTTTCCTTTGTTAGTTCATGTTTCTCAAGATAGTTTAAAGCCCTCATAAGACCTTCAATGTTGTCACCTAATTTTCCGATAGCTGTGTTGCAGTTACCACAAAGCAAACCTCTTATTAACCCAGTATCGTGATCGTGGTCAACAGCAAAATTTCTAGTTAACTCATTTTGGTGAATGCCGCAGCAAGCACACTTACCCTTTTGCTCAGTAAGCATAAGGTTGTACTCATGTAACCCTATGCCATACAATCTTTTTAATTGATTGGCATAATGCTTCTCCTTGTACTTTTTAGTGTAGGCTCTGATCTTCTCCTTATTCTTTTCTCTGTAGGCTTTAAGCCTCTCCTTATTCTTCTCTCGGTAGGCTTTGTTCTTGGCGTTAAGCTCCTCCTTGTTCTTTTCATAGTAGGCTTTGCTGTAGGTTTTAAGCCTCTCCTTGATCTTTTCTCTGTAGGCTTTGTTCTTGGCTCTAAGCTCCTCCTTGTTCTTTTCATAGTAGGCTTTGTTGTAGGCTTTTGTATCCTCAGGGTTAGCATGAGCCATTTAGTTATCCTCCTCTTCGTTTAGGTAATCGTTGTCACTGAAGTAATCCTCCAAGTCGATCAACCCTTCAAAGATTAGGAGCCTAACGATTGCTTCTTCTTCGATATCAGATATCTCTGTTATGTCTTCTAAACTGTAGCTTAAACTAAGTACTCTAGCAAGCTCAGCTATGTCATGTCTCATCCTCTTCATCCTCAATAGTTTTCATAAGGTTGTCAGGGTCCAAACAAATAAGGTTTAAAGGTTCAATGCTCTTTGTAAAATGTATGACAGGTTCGAGTGCATCATCATACGTTTCGTAGTGAACCTCAACTTCTGCAATGTTGGTAGTTGAATCCTCAATTCTACAAAGGTTTATATAACCACCTTCTTCTTTGTCAGGGTTAACGTAAGGACCATCTACAACCCAGTGAATTAAGAGATGCTTCATTAGTTTCCTCCTTTAGCCAAGCTGTTGGTATGAGTTTGTCATCGAACTTAAAGTCGTTCTTGATACACCAATCAGCGTAGGTAGACTTACTACCTTTGTATAGCTTAGCCTTGCTATTGCTGAAGACAAATCTAATGTCTATCTCAGGGTGCTGCTTCTTAATCTGGAGATGCTTCCTCCTGTCTGCTGACACAAACCTACCTTTGGTTTCAATTACGATACCATTAGGTAGTATGAAGTCAGGAAGATACTTATGTGAGATAACCCACTCTATCCTTACTGACTCATACTGGTAGTCGATCCTCTTGTTCTTTAAGAAGGTAGCATTGTTAGCCTCAAGACCTGACCTAAACTTACCTAGACTTTTCTTGTTGGTAGGCTTACGTCTTCTCTTGGGTCTAAAACTGTAGGTCATTAGGAAGATACTCAGGAACTCTAGGTTCTTGCTCCACTTTGACCAGATGCTGAAGACCTGAAGCGTACACAAACGACCTAAGCTCAGGCCAGCACACCTTCTTGAACTCACAGTAGTTGCATGTAGAGCATAGCTTCAGGTTGGCACTGTCTCTGTACTGAGGTACAGGATCAAGGCGACCCGGAGGGAATGGAGCAGCCACCATAGCCTTGATGCCATCAATCTCCTTAGGCTTATTCTCAATGTCCTTACTGAAGTCATGCACGTCCAACAGGATTTCACCTGAGACTTTATCTACAACTAAGAAGGCACCATTAGTTTTGTCTGTAACTTCTGGGTCATCCTTAGCTGCTGCTACATAAGAAGAAAGCTGAGAGATATAACCAAAGCTGTCTTGTTCTCTTAGCTGTCCCTTCTTAAACTTCTGGAAGGAGAAAGGAGAAGCTGACTTAACATCGACAGTCATACCATCTATGACAGCATCCCTATGCCCTCTGACTCCGTAGAGTTCCATCTTAGTCTGCTCACCTGTTACAGTGTGTCCAGCAGCCTTAGCTAAGTTAAGAACTAAAGATTCAATTACATCACCAAAGAAGAATTTAAGTAGGTCACTACCTTTATTGCCGGTAGCCTCCCTTGGTTCGTTAATCTTGTACCAAAGTTTTCTCTTACATGGTGTACCAATACCTGACATAGACAACCTAGAACGGTAAGCCTCAGGTTTAGAAAACCTAGAATTAGAAAGCTCAGTTATTTCTTTGCCTAGCATACTGGCTATGTAGTTGTGCCAACCACCTTTGCCTTTTACAACTGAATAGATATCACCGACTAAAGTTGTTATTTCCTTCTGAGTCATAACTCGCCTCCTCATCATCATAAAATGTTTCTGGAAGAGGTCCGTCAACTAAGTCTGAGAAGTGGTCCTCCAGTTTTCTAAAGAAGATGTCGAAGGAAACATCGTAATCTTTAATGATCTTATCTATCTTGGATGCTGCAAAAGTTTCACCTAAACCATCTACCAATTCAGATAAGTCTTCTAGTTCAGTTATTACATTCCAACAACCTTCAAATTCAGTTAGCAGTTTAACATAGTCTGTCATCTAACTATCTTTCTGTTCTAAGGTAGACCCAAGGTGTAGGCTTGAGCCTGTTTTAGTTACCCCCTACACAGGTTAGGTACCCTAGAAACTAACGCCTGAGCTAGAACCACCTTCAGGTTTGAAAGACACTAGATCAAGTACACCTACAGCTTCCAGTGTGATGCTCTCGTACAAGGAGTTGTCTCCCTTATACACAGAGTATTTGATCTTAGCTTTAGTGCCGTTACCGATTAGACCATCATCTTGGGGGTTCCAAGGTTGAATGTACTGACCAATCTCAGCACTCTCTTCAGCCTTCATTCTAATCTCAGCAGCCTTATGATCGAATACACGAGGCTGAGGCGACCAACCTTCCCAGTTAGGTTTATTGTGAGGTCGTCTGAACGTAAGCTGATAGGAACCATTCCCCAGGTCTTTAATTCTACTGGCTGGAACCGCAGTGTCCAACAGCTTCTTCTTCTGATCCTCTGAGAACGTAGCTACACAGGAGTACTCACCATCTGGCTTGTACTTAGTGTCCTTATTGAACTCAAAGAGTTTAGGCCATGAGATTTCAGCCTCAATGATACCTGATTTGTTAATCTTACCCATCTGTACTGTCTCCTATTGTGGGATTTAGTTTAAGATTGGAAGTCTTATCATGTTTGGTTATCTGTGTCAAGTGGTTCAGTGTGTTTCTCCCCAGTTTCTTCCGATATCGCTGCTTCCTGCGAGAGGGCAGAAGACTTTGAGTTTATCTCCCGTTGTTTCAATCGAAAGTCTCTGAATAAGTCCAACTGTTTCGGCTGTTTGTCTGTCACCTCTGACCTCCGTTTGCCATTCATCGTGAGGCCATGTCACTAACTTGTAGTCTATGCCTCTTTCATCTAGCTGCTTAGTCCAAAGCAGTGCTGAGTGTTTCATCACAACTGCTTCACCATTCTGTAGCATACCAGCTAGAGTCTTATGCTGAGATGGTGTTTTAACTTTCCTTCCGTCTAGTCCAATGAAGTGTCCTTTAGCTGCTGCCTCAGGAACAATCTCATTCTTAAGTTTAGCTAAGCCTGAGATAGACTGAGTGAAGTTCTCAACAGCCTGACCAGCTTCTTTGGTGTTAACCTTAAGTATCTCAGCTATCTTAGCTACGCCTGCTCCAAGGAGGAAAGCGTAGATGAATGTCTTAGCCATGTCCCTAGTTATGTGGCTCATGTCTAAGGCTTTGCGGTTTACATTATGTATGTCAGTTTCGTCCTCCTTCTTACCTGATACGATAGCCTCAACATACTCCTCTGAGTTCATAAGATGAGCGAGTACCCTGAGTTGGATGCCTTCAGCATCAGTTCCAACAAGATAACAATCGCTAGGAACCATAAAAAGAGATCGTAATCTCCCATCATATTTGTCCTTCACTTGGTCAACAACTGACTTAGGTTCACCGTGGAACATAGCCGGGATGTTGGCTTGATTGGGGGATGAGTGAGCCATACGGCCAGTCCATGCACCTATATGTTGGAACCTACCGTGTATCCTACCGTCATTAGTTCTAGCTTCGCAGCCTATCCACTCCTCTAGGGAAGACCTGCGTCCTTCTAGGGTTAGCCACTCAGCCAGTCCCTTAGCCCCCTCAGGAGCAGTACTTGGTAGGGTAGCTAAGTTAGTTTCGTTACACATCCAACCATACACTCTGAACCTTTCTTCCTTCTCAGGTATGTCTTGTCCATCTCTAAGGTAGAGGATGTGTCCTTTAGTTTTTTCGGTAGGTTTCCAGCCAGCTTCCCAAAGACGTTCTATTCTGTCTTTCGGACTGCCCGGTTTAAACTTGACCCAATCGTAACAAAGCAGCTTCTCATCCTTAGTCTCAGTCTTAGGATAGCTACCTCTAGCCTTAAGCACAGAAGCGACAGGCGTACCATCTTTCTTTCTCCTATCTTTTAGTTCGTTGACTACCTCCAATTTAGGTGGGAAGTCTACTTGAAACCTAGCTTCAAGGTTAGCCATACGAGATTGAACTTCAGATAGACACACTAAGGCTTCTTCTTTGTTGAAGTCGAAACCATTCTCGTGCATCTTCTGACACAGCCTTTGGATACTGTGTTCTGTGTCTAAGCCTGGAGCATTCAACTCAGGTAGGAACCTCTTGTAGAGCCTAACAGTTATGTCTACGTCATTCCTACAGTAGTCTAACATCTCGTGGCTTAGGTCTGAGAAGTCTTTGAAGTTACCTTTGTGTAAGCCTAGCCGCCTACCCCAGTACTCCAAGCTGTGCCTACCTTTGACGCCTTTGACTGGTTCGTTGTCGTAGTTCAAGAACCTACTGACTACTAAAGTGTCTAGCACCTTAGCCTCAGGTATGACAGGACCAAGTAGTTTGTTGACTACAGGTACATCAAACTGAATGCCGTTGTGGAATACGAAACGATCAACAGTTGCACAGTAGTCGGTGAACCTTTGCTTCTCAGCTTCTGACTTGTCAACGTAGGTGAATTGATGCTGCTCACCTGTCTTAACATCCTCAGTGCAGATGCACCAAATACAGGTAGCATCTAGGTCGTCTGTTTCTATGTCCATAGCTACGACCTTAGTCATATTCTTAATCCTCAAAGGATGAAGGGTATGTCTCAGACAGGGTGAAGCTATCAGGATCGAATAGCAACTGACCTCCGAAACCTGTAGTTCCTGCTGGTCTGTTCTTAATGACAGTTAAGGTAGTTGTATTACGCTCAGTGTCTGACTCAGCGAACTTATCCCTAGATAGTTTGACAACCACTGAGGCTCTCTTACCTATCATACGGCAGTCTCTAATCTGACCTTCGTCATTCTCGTGGGCAATCGTTATGATACCTACGTTCAGTTCAGTAGCCAGCCTAGCTAACTTAGTTGATAGCTCAGACAGGAACTGCTCAAGCGTACCATCACCGTGCTTACTGTAACCTAAGTCTTGGATAGGTTCGAAGAAGATGTACTTACACTCACAGGCTGTAGCAAAGAACCTAATCCTGTCTAGCAGCTCCATAGGATCATCTTCTACACCCATAGTAAACTGGTATAGCATCCCATTCTTAGTCAACGACCGGATGCTGCCCTCTACCTCCTTATCCATAGAGTGAGCCTCAACTAAGTCCTTCCTAGTTAGGTTCAAACCTAAGTCATAGGACACTAAGCCTAAGAGTGACCTACGCTTGCTCTCTTCGTTGTGCCATATAGCGATAGGTACATCTGCGTGGTTCAGTAAGATGTTGTACTCTAAGAACCGCATGAACTCCGTCTTACCTATTCCCTCAGGTGCCTGAAAGATAGTGAAGTGACCCTGCATTAGACCTAAGATAGCCTGATCCAAAACCTCAATGCCTGTAGGTAGGTACTTACTGTCCTCTCCTTCGTTATAGATACTCAGGAACTGGTCAGTAGTGTTGAAGACATTCTCAGGGGTGTACTTGTTAGCATTCCACCAAGCACTCTTGTAAGCGTAGCCAGCACCATCCTGTAAGAACTCATTGGCGTCCTTGTACTTGTCATGTGACACACGATAGATACGGTTAGGAAATAAAGCACACAGCTTAGCTGCTACTGCATCACTCTTACCGTCACTGTCGAAGGACACGTAGATTTTCTCAAAGGATGACAACCAATCCTTACACTTCTCAAATAACCTACGACTTGGGTTAGCTGAAGGAAGTGACACAACAGGGTACTTAGAATCTAACATCTGGAAGGCTGACATAGCATCAACCTCTCCTTCAGTTATCGTGCAAGCCTTAGCTGACCCAGCATTGAACTTATCCATTCCGAATAGTTCGTCTGACTTAAATCCTCTGTCAGCCTTAAAGGATTTAGGTAGTGTCCTAATCTTTCTACCTCCACTAGGGTAAGGGTAGAACTGTTCGAGACTAACACCTTCAGAGGTTATGGAAGTCTCTACACCATAAGCTCTCATGGTAGCCTCAGTGATACCTCTGTCAGCCTTGTAAGCCTTAGTGGTATTGATGCTAACGACGTTCGTCTGTTGTTGCATGTAGTCAGTTCCTTCAGTTTCCTGTTTTTGACGAAAGATGTTTGGAGTAGCCTTTCTACTGTACTTAGTAGGGTACTCTACAAGGAAGTGTTCCTCATACTGAACTCCTTTCTTTGGGTAACTATTACTACAGGAATGACAATAACCAATACCCCTATCTGTATTAAAGCTGAAGGCATCACTCGAATCACAACCTGGGTAAGGACATGGCTTGTGACTTAGCTGAGGCATTGTAAGTTCCTTCCTTAGGATATCCTTAGTACATAACTACTATATGTAATAGAGTAATGATATGACTTAGGATATCCTTAGTATGGTTACATAGAATGGGTCTTTGATTACCCTTTGTCAAGGGTTAGAAGTGAAATAAATCTGTGGATAACCACAATGACCAAATCAAATCTAATTAGACAAGCTAGGAATACAACCGTAGATAGTAGGTCAGTATTCATAGTTGACCTGCATCTATCCATTGGTTCCTAGTTGCATGGAGGTAGGTAATCTTAGTTGCACTCTCGTGCATAGCCCACTCCCAGTACTTAGGTTCGAAGTCCTTCTTGTTTTGTATGAGGTAGTCCTTATAGTTGAACCACTTCTGAAGGTCTTCCTCTACCTCCTTGATGTTGTTATATTCTTTGGGCATTAGGATGTACCTCCTGTAGAACCTAATCCTCCTGTGCCTCTATCTGTATCATTAGTATCGAAGGTATCCACAAGGTTTAGGCTAGTCCTTTCTACTTTGTGGAATACCATCTGAGCTACCCTGTCTCCGGGTCTGACACTAAAAGGTGAGCGACCTAAGTTATGCAGGATAACCTTAATCTCTCCTCGGTAGTCAGCATCTAGGATACCTGGGGCGTTGCTTACGAAGATACCTTTCTTAGCTGCTAAGCCTGATCTACTACAGACCATAGCGCACATGTCCTCAGGCATTCTCATTTGGAACCCACAGCCTACTACTCCTGTCTCGTTAGGGAACAGCACAAGAGACTGACTAGCGTACAGGTCATAGCCTCCAGCCTTAGAGGATCCTTTGGTTGGCACCTTAGAATGCTTGTGCATTAGGTGTATCTGCATAGCTTCAAACAGTTCAGTCATTGGGGTTCTCCTGTAGTGTTCTGTAGATTGTGTCTTTGTTGAAAGATAAGGTTTTATCCACCTGCCTAGCTGTTAGGTTTTGGTAGTGACCTTCTATAGCCCACAGGTTCTCAGCTACCCACTTGTCCCTATGTCCTATAGATTGGAACTTGTAGACTACATCTCTGTCTAAGCCTTGGACTAAGAGAAACCTAGCTCTTCTGGGTTGGTTCATCGACTGAACCTCCCGTTCACCTTGTTAGCTAACTTGTCTAAGCTATCTCCCGGCAGCCCTTCAGTCCACCATGTGTAACCACCTTGGGTAGGATAGGTGACTGCAATAGCCCAAGACACACCTTCTTTACCTCTTGTTATGGACATATCCCCTCCTTTCTTTTGGATTAGATAAGCTAGAGTTTCGATTGCTTTACCCATGTGACTTACACCTCCTGTAGATTTAGTTTGAGGTTCTCTATGTCTTCACCAAAGAAGCAAAAGACAAATGTGTGACCATCGCTGTCTGTCACTAGCATGTCTCTCCAAGTAGTATCTCCTTCTGCTGAGATAGCCTTCAGCTTCATGGTTACGACGTTGTGTATGTTGATTGTAGTCATTAGTCTCTACTCCTCTTCCTCAGGTTCTACTTCGATTAAGCCTGAGCCTCCGCAGTCGTAGCATTCAACTGTTCGGCTCTTGATGTACCCGCCATGGCTCCAGTCAAC